GAGGTCAGTAGTACCATTAAAGGCTCTGACTCCTGCAAAAAGATTGGTTGAAAAAAGTAGGGTCAGTAAGAACGCCATGAAATACTTCATTGTTAAAACTCCTTTGTTTAACTTTGTAATTTTAAACCGACATCTTTAGCAGCCCCAGCCATCGCAGGAATAGTTTCCTGCATCATCTGTTGCTTCTGTGCCGCCGCTTGCGCCTGTTGCCTCATAGCATCGACTTTTGACTGATCTCTGTTCAATCCTTCGGGGATATAAAGCCTATCTTCAAGAAGGTCGGCGTACTTGTCAACGTCCAGTTTGTCTAGCGCCTGAGGCGCAAACTGTCCGACTGCCGCGAGTGATTGAACGTACTGATTGATAGCTGGAAGATCGGCCGATTTTTGAGCCTGAGCAAAGATTGAGATAAAGTCAGCTTGTAGAAACTTACCCGCTAACGCCTCAGGCGGGGGCTTCAAGTACGGGTCTGTGTCCAGTACGAAATCCATAATAAACTCAACCAAAGGAACATTATAAGTAGTGTTCAAAGATTGAAGGTTTGGACCAATGATTCTTTGCTGCTCTTGAACTACGGCGTTGGCTTCAGTCGCAGTTCTTGTCTTTGGGTTCTGAGTAAGAAACATCAAATAGTCAGCGTAGTAAAATTTATTTACCATCGAACGCAACTCTTGTTGGTCTTGAAAAAGAGCGCCAATCGCAGGGTTGATTTCAAACACCTGGCGAAGCCCTGATCCTTTTGCGACTGAGGTCGCGTCTAGTGGGATGTAGCTATTCGGTGCCGAGGTAATATAAGACTTTTTAAGATTCGCCGGTCCTTGAAGTGTGGGGGTAAGCATCTGGTCCAAAGCACGATCTTTGGATATCTCTTTTTTGTTGAGTGATTTAATTATTCCAAGAGAGTCAAGCGTTGGACCCTTTTCTCCATACTCGAAATTCTGGCTAGAATCTGATCTAGCAACGATGAAAGGTTTTCGCTTGGAATAAGAGACTCTGAGGTATCGCTCTTTATCAGCGATAGATGTCTCTCCCCAACCGAAAGCGGAAGAGTCTTGAAAAAATTCCCCTCGTTGTCCACCTGTCTCATACGTCCAAGATACCCATTGACGATTCTCTCCAGCTACAGGTTTACGAGGATCGAACTCGTCGTTCTTAAGGATAACCCTAGTGATGTTTACCATTTGAGTATAGTTAGCTTCTTGATATAATTTTTTTACAGAAGAGGAAAAATTAGACCAGTCCCAACTCCCGGATTTTGTCTTGGTGCCGTACTCTTCAACGAGTGCTTTAACCGTAAGAGAATACTCACACACGAGTATGACAGCTTCCCCACGACCGTTGTTGAGAGGGAAGTAAGCCCCTGGCTCTGGGTTGTGGAAGTGGATCTTATCGCCCATTTCTTCAAAATAATGGCAGGCCGTATTGAAAACGCCATAGTCCGCGTAAGCAACTCCGGCTGAGTTATAGAAATTTGAAACTGAAAAAGCTCTCAGTGTACGATCTGTGAAATGTTGAAGCCATTCTTTATTTTCAGGGACATTGTTGCTGTCCTCGTCGGCTGAAAACAGTCTGTACCACGGACGAGCCGCTGAAGTGTTACCTTCAAGAAACCCTGCAACAAAAGTTCGCAACGCCAACAGATGAGTCCCGTCGACGATATGCTGATTTGTACGTTGTCCCGGACTCTGAGATAAAAGCCATTTGACTCGATGAGGAAGCGCCCAGCGCCCACACTCGATGAAACTATCTTGTACTTTTTGAAAGCGTTGCTTTGATTGATGCCTCAGATACTCAAGACTGTTTCGATTAAACTGCATCTATAGTCCCAAGAAGTCAGAGGTGTTGAGCGCCCCTGGGTCTTGCCAATTGAAGTTGACTCCACCCCTGCCACCACCGCTGCCGCTTTTACGTTTTGCTCCACGAGAGGCGGCAACGTCAGCGTTTTGTGAAGCGAGTTCTCTAGTTGCAATCTCTGCGTTGTAGGCCGCAGTAGCTTCGTCTTTCTTTTTGTTATTAAAATCTAATTCGCGCTGTTTGTTTGATCCTGTTATCTCGCCCCATACGTCTCTAACGACATGATCACTACCACCTGTAATACCGTCATTGAACTTCTTAGCTCCATCACCAAAAATCCCTTGGTTCATGAGGTGGTTGATAGGATTGAAAACATTCAGGAAGTCGCCTACGGTGTTGATCTTAGGTATTTCAATTACAGGTTTGCCACCGCTGCCCATCTTAACTCTCCATCCGATAAAGTTCTTCAAGTTTAGTGAAACCAAGACGTTCAAGGGATCTACCCTTGATGTTAGTTCCTTTGGCAATCATGGTAAGTATGTGCTGAGCGTTAGCTTTCCCAAAAGCGATAAAATCGTCAAGTAGTAATTTTGCGGCTTTAGTCCCTGGTTTTCCATAAAGAAGATCTTGATACAGGATTTTAAGTGTGGGGTCAAAGGTGCTCGGATAGATCTGACAAAGCAATAGCCCGACTGGTTCCCCGTTTCTCAGACAAATACGCGCACGATGGGTCTCGATATATCCAAAGAAATTAAATCTCTCAGGGGTTTTAAACTCAGGGTTTGTTTTCTTAAGGTGAAAGAACGCGCTTATAATAAATTGCTCAAACAAATTATGACGAGTCAGATCTTTAATCTCATACTCAGTACAGTCTTTCATACTCGACATCCTCATATGGGTTTGGAAGCTCTGGCATATGGTAAGGGTCTTGTCCCACCATAAGCTTATCGGTACGACCGCCATCGTGCTCGGGTAAACGCTCCATAACTCTATAAGCTCCACAAAGTACGCACCCGTCTGCTACGTCTGGTGAAGAGCCAACACGCGCTTTGATATCGAGCTTTGGTTCCGCTATCTTTTTCTGACTGACTTTATGCCTGCCGCCTTTTGTCCAACAGAGTTGTTTCTCGATAGCGGGTATCCACTCAGGGTCTTTACTGTCTAATATCCCGCCACCCATGAGCCATTTATTAGTCTCATAGTACATCTGCGCTCTGATGTTGTGGTACTCGGAGTCTTTAAATTCAGGGGTGTCGTTAGGGGAGGATGCGAAACTTACCAAGACGTAGTTAGTTTTACCGGCGTTAACAGCGAGGGTATAGATAGCCGTTCCTTCCCCTTGATCTATGACTACGAGGTCAGCTTGGACCTGACGCTCCCAGTGACAGAGCTTGAGGTAGGTGAGCATGTGTGTGTCGCCGTCTTTTTTATCGAGTTTATACTTCTCTAGTAGGCAGCGGTAGTGCCCTTGCTGGTACCATATCGTACACTCATCCCCTCCAGTCCACGCAGGGTCACAGGTGAGCACAACAGGGAGAAGAGCGACGGTAGACTTATCAAACCCGATCCGTCTTCCTAAGGCAGCCTGAACGCTCTCAAGAGTGATTATGGAGTCCTTGGAGGTTTTACGGGGAAGTCCTCTGACTCGTACCCGGAACTCATCGTTGTCCTCGTTCCCTCCGGCTTCAACTAGCCAGTCATGGATAAGCCTGGGATCGACGTGCTTAAGAGTTCGGGTGTCGATCCGACGAGACCGCCATAGCGGGGATTCCATATTCTGTTCAAATTTACTCTCAGGGTCGTCTGAGTTACCAAAAGCCAAGTGGAGTTTAATTGTACCTGTCTCTGTAAACGCACCGCTGGCGTAGTTCCAGATGACGGCTGGGATTCCGGGGGCCTCTTCAAATACCAAAGCAACGGCACCGCCTTTGTTATGAAGGCCTGATATACTTGCTGGGTTCTGCTCGTTCCAGGTGATCGTATCCACTCGCCAAGTCTCTGATAGTTTAGGATTCTTAGCTTTTATACTCGTGCCGAGTTTCTCGAAAAAATAGTCATGAAACCGAGCACGTCTAAACCAAGTGTCGTACTCTGGCCAGACGATACTCTTCATTTGAGGGTCGGTGTTTGCTGTAAGTCTCGCTCTCAGTCGTTGGGTGTACATGAGCATGATGATGACCATCGCACCGAGGGAGGTTTTAGCGGCACCATTACCAGAGCTAACGATGAGTCGGTAGAGGTGAAATCGAGTAGCGGGATCACTCATGTGTTTAGAGAGAGCTACGAGTTCCTCAAGCTGCCAGGCGTAGGGAGAAACATCTTCTAGGTCGGTCCCTGCTTGACCAAAGGGAAAGATAATAAATAGCAGGGCTACATAGTTATATCTATTCTCAGCGATCGCTTTCTTAAACGCCTCGACATCTTCCTTGCTGGGTTCACTCATTGGATGTCTTCTCTCCCGGTCACGTCGGCTAGGTATTGTGGTGGGATGAAAGATACAAAGCTATTACATTCTCCGCAGTTAGGACACTCTAGTTTAAATAGTGAAGTCTCTGAGGCGATGTTTGCTATCCACTTACTGTCACACTCCAAGCATAGGGCAAGGACGGTGTACCAAGCCTGTGGTCTGATAGGTATGACGTTGTCACTCATTCAACGCCTTGAGTGCGGTATTCGCTCGCTGTTTGCTTTCAAGTAAAATGTCAGACATCTGTGCTGTGATACCATGTTCTACGATCGTCGTCTTCTTAAAGATGTCTTTCTCACCGCCAAGCATTTCAATTGCGGTTAGTTTATCGTAAAACTCAACTTCTATAATTTCACCGGCCATGACTTTAATACCGTTGGCGTCTGTCTCATAAAAATTCTTTACTTTCATTTTCTTAATTGCCCGACGTAACTCTGGTCTTAGTTCACTCATGTGTTTTATGAACGTGCCGTCAGGTCGCTCCAAGTCAGCAGGATCTACGTCTGCAACTTCTTTCACTTTCTCGATCATCTCTGCGGCGTCGTATCCGTATTTACTGACGGACTTATCTGAGAGCTTGGTGATGGCCAAGTATATGTCAGGACGGTTTCTAAGGTTACGACCGCTTACGACGTTTAGCCCGGCCTCACGGGCGGCCTGGGTGGCGTTACGACAACGAAGATAGTTTGCGATGAACCTGAGGACGTTCGGGTCGTCACGGTGCTCAGGCAGGAGGGAGTTGTCTAGAATGAACTCGGTCTCGTTAGGACTAAGCTTACCGGATTGTGTGACGATTGTTGGAGTAACCAACACTGGGGGAGTAGGTAGTGGTACCTCTGGCTCAGTGGACAGATGAGTGCGATTAGTGGGCGGCTTCCAACCAGGGGGTGGAGGGGGTGTTTGTCTCATTGGTTTATTGTATTACAGTGTAATGTTAAATTGTTATACTTAAAAAAAAATTATAAAAAATTTAACACCTATGGAAAAAATTTAACACCTAT